CCTGCAACCTGGGTGAGCTAATACGTGCAGATTATAGGTTCTATAAACGCCACAGACACCCACCAGGCGACGCTTGGGACGGTATAATTACCGACGACGGCCTTGATCTAAACCAGTTTGACACCCACGAGGCCAGAGTCATTCCAGACATCGAGGTGCTGGAGTCGGCTGTTGTGGAAGGCCAAAGGGTGAAACCAGGCAAGACGATGCTGTCTCTGATGTACGAGCACAACGTCCAGGACTATACATGGTTTGAGGGGCATGACGGGCAGTGGCATTGTTTCAATCACACAGGACTGACATGATAGACGACAGGGACCTCGATGATCTCGACTGGGATGCCAAGGAACACGAGATGCTGGATAAGATCAGAGCAGACAAGGCAGCCAGGATAGCCAGACGCAAAGCAGGAAAGATACCAGAGAGGGAAGTACAGAAGGCCATCGCCACACAGCTTGAGCTGCTCGGGTATATGGTCATCAGGGTCAACAGCAGTGTGCAGACGATGGAACACGGCACAAGGCTCTCTGCATACCGTGTGGTGAACATCAATGCCACCAGCGGACATGCTGACCTTGCTGTATACAGGGACGGCCGTGCATGGATGCTCGAGGTCAAAACAGCGACCGGCAAGACGTCACCGAGCCAGCACAAGTTCAGTGAGTGCTGTCTGCGGTATGGTGTGCCATACGCTGTAGTCAGGTCAGTAACAGAAGCTGTCGAATTTGTAAGGGGGAACTAATGATATACGACATGATCCTTGCCGACGTCTGCCACCTGCTTGGTGTTACACCCGAGGAAGTGTACGCCAACAACAGGAAAGCCGGAGCCGTGAGAGCACGCTCGATTACCTGGTATGTGCTTAGTAAGCACTACGGCTGGAGCCTGACCACCATAGCAGCGCACAGCAAGAAACACCACACCACTGTCTTGCATGGCATCCGTGCAATCGAGGACGGCATCCTGTTGTATGCAGACATCCGCAGCGTGGTTGCTCAGATACGAGGCGTGAACTATGCACAGCTCGTGCATGGCCTGTGAGGTTGTGGATAAATACCAGAGCCCGATGGATATTTTCACAACATGAATTTGACGCCATCACAAGAGGCCGAACTCAAGAGACGTGCCCGTGCTATGCTCGGGTGGACGGCTCTGTCGAGATGGTGCTCTGTGTTGTTAGGTCGCGACGTGCCAGTATCTGAACTCAAGACAGATTACGGCCTTATGATCGAGAACGAACGTAACGACGTCAGGTTCCAACTGGCAAGCACACAGATCGAGAAGGCGCTGAGTGGTGATAACACCATGCTCATCTGGTTAGGTAAGCAACACCTCGCACAGACCGACAAGGCAGCAACCGAAGTAACAGGTAAGACAGACATCAGGATTCTGCTGACACCAGCGACAGAGGAGCCCAAGGCCATCGAGGATGCTGAGGTCATAGCAATAGGGCCAGCGCAGTGATAACGATAGACGCACAGTTCCACCCTGGTCAAGCCCTGATATTTAAGAACCGCAGACGGTTCAACACTGTGGCCTGTGGTCGTAGGTTTGGCAAGACGGTAATGGCTGAGGCCCTGCTTATCGAGAAGGCTATCGAGGGCCTGCCGTGTGCTTATTTCGCGCCAACGTATAAGATGCTCTCTGATGTTTGGAAGGCTGTGAAAACAGCCCTGCATCCTATCACCACATCCGTCAGCGAACAGGAGAAGCGCCTAATGCTAACCACGGGCGGAGTGATAGACTTCTGGTCACTGGATGCCTACGACAGTGTTCGAGGCCGTAAGTATGCCCGTGCTGTGTGTGATGAGGTTGCTATGGTGCGTTCATTCATAGACGCTTGGAACGAGGCCATCAGACCGACCCTGACGGATTACAAGGGCGACGGCTATTTCTTTTCGACACCCAAGGGACGCAACGACTTTCACACGATGTTCGAGCGTGCCAGGACAGATGAGACATATGCCAGCTTCAGGATGCCGACCTCGGTGAATCCGTATATATCACTCGACGAGATTGAGGCTGCACAGAAGGAACTGCCGACGGTGGTATTTAATCAAGAGTACCTCGCTGAGTTCGTGGACGTGCAGGGGGCTCTGGTCAAGCGTGAGATGATAACGTATGTCAACAGTGACCAAGTGCCTCGAGACCTGAAGATCGGTATGGGTGTCGACCTGGCTATTTCCAAATCTGACAGCGCAGACTATACTGCTATAGCTGTGGTGGGTTACGATAAGGACTCAGGCCGTAGATACGTGCTTGACATCTGGCGTGGTAAAATAGGATTTCATGAAGTCGTGGGAGCAGTCAACGCACTGGCTACCAAGTGGAACCCCTCGAGAATAAACATCGAGGCCGTCCAGTATCAGGTGGCTGTCGTGCAGGAACTACTCCGCAAGACCTCCTTACCTGTCAAGGGTGTCAAGCCCGACCGTGACAAGGTCACACGTTTCCACGGACTGCTGGCACGCTACGAGCAGTTACTCGTGACGCATGTGAGAGGGCTGGAGCCTTCATTCGAACAAGAACTTTTAAGTTTTCCAGAGGGCAACCATGACGACATGGTAGATGCCCTCGTATATGCAGAACTTGCCGCTGTGAAAACACAGGGCGCTGGAGTCATTACTTTCTGAGGTTAGCATGCCGCACACGTTACACCTTGGCGATTGCCTGGATATTTTACGAACTATGCCCGACAACAGCGTTGATGCTGTGGTAACAGACCCACCGTATGGCCTATCGTTCATGGGCAAGCGTTGGGACTACGACGTACCAAGTGAGGACATCTGGCGCGAGTGCCTGCGTGTGCTCAAGCCCGGTGGTCATTTGCTAGCCTTTGCAGGGACACGAACGCAACACCGAATGGCGGTGCGTATCGAGGACGCGGGGTTTGAGATACGAGACATGATCGCGTGGGTGTACGGCTCAGGGTTTCCGAAGTCGCTGGATGTAAGCAAGGCGCTGGATAAGATGGCTGGCGCGGAACGCGAAATTATCGGAAAACAAAAGAGATCTCAAGTTGCAAGCGAAGGATGGGATAGGCCGTGGAAGCAGGAAGCAATGAAAGCATCTGGATCGACCGTTGCTGAATTTAACATCACCGCCCCCGCAACTTCTGCCGCCAAACAATGGCAAGGCTGGGGCACTGCGCTAAAGCCTGCGCTGGAGCCCATCACGGTGGCACGTAAGCCATTCACGGGGACGGTAGCAGCGAACGTCTTGCAATGGGGCACGGGTGGTGTGAATGTGGATGGGTGCAGGGTGGGATACATAAATGATGACGACAAACAAAAAGCCGGTTTCCATGGGAGGTCAGCAGAAGCTGCGGCAAATAGTAATTTTGGGCAACTTAGAACTGGATTCGCAGAATCTCAAGATTTCAATCATAGATCCGGCCGCTTCCCCGCCAACCTTATCCACGACGGGAGTGATGAGGTGGTGGGGATGTTTCCAGAGACGGGGCCAAGCAAAGCAGCAGCCCGTGGTGGTTCAAACCCTAATCCGATGGATTGGGGTAATATGCGTTCAGATGGCAACATTGTAAAGGGCCATAACGACAACGGTGGCTCCGCCGCCCGTTTCTTCTACTGCGCCAAGGCTTCCAAGCGAGACAGGGACGAGGGGTGTGAGGGGATGCCTACAAAGCATACAGGTACATACGCACAAGACGAATGGTCAAGACAAAACATGGGCAACACTCCAGACGTGCAACGTAAGCCCGTTGCCAACCACCACCCCACCGTCAAACCCACCGACCTTATGCGCTATCTCTGCAGGCTGGTAACACCACAAGAGGGCACGGTGCTCGACCCGTTCATGGGCAGCGGCTCAACTGGCAAGGCGGCTGTGTTGGAAGGTTTCAACTTTATAGGAATTGAACGTGAGCCCGAATATCTAGAGATTGCAAGGGCTCGCATTACACACGCACAAGAACAGAAGGAAAGCAGATTGATATGAGCTTGATAACAAGAATCAAACAATTTATATCTCTCGACGGCCAAGTCGCACAGAACGACCTGCCTATGCCGCTCGAGGAGGTATGGACAAAACACAGCTTCACACCAATAGTCAACTGGTCTGGAGCTTACAAGATGTGGAAGGCTAATCCTGTAGCACAGGCCTGCACTATCACGTACTCACTCATGATGCCCGAGGCACAGCTCGGTGTGGTCACTCCATCAGGTTACAGCTATGACGACCCTATCGTCACCATGCTCACACGTAACCAGTGGCGAGTGACTATGTCAGAGATCATGACCATCCTGTGCATCGGTGGCAATGCCTACGGCTACAAGCTGCGCAATGCCTCGGGTGCTGTGATAGGTATCAGGTGGTATTCAGATAAGCATTTCGCGCCTGTGAATGATGGATGGGGTGATGTCGATTATTATCACTACTACAACGGTGCTGTAACCTACTCCGTACCGAAGGAAGACGTCGTGCACATCGTGGGCTTCTGGTACGACCCCGAGAAGCCACTTGGTGGCGGCTCGCCTGTCGAGCTTGCTGCGCAGTCTATTGAGGGCTACAACGAAGCCAGTGCCACGGTGTTCAACATCCACAAGAACGACGCCATGCCCAAGACCATCGTGGTCTACGATGAGGAGCTGACACCAGAGCAGGTAAGCCTTGCCGAGCGTTCGTTCAAGCGCAAATATGGTGGAGACCGTCGCGGTTCCGTTGGTATCATGTGGGGCGTGAAGGACGTCAAGCGCCTAGCCCTCGACTGGAACGAGCTCGGTCTATCTGACACGTTCGGTCAGTACGAGACCCGTATCTGCGGTGCTTACAAGGTGCACCCTATTATCGCAGGGACTCATATGGGTCTGTCACAGAGTACCTACAGCAATTTCGAGCAGGCCTCTAAAGACTTCACAAACATGGTGCGTGTTCCATTCTGGAATATGCTCGCTGACCAGATCAATGCACAGCTCGCCATTCCTGACTATGGTGTCGAGATCGGTTTCGACCTGTCCACAGTTCAGGCACTTGCTGGTGATGCTATTGCGACCGAGGCCGTGTCAACTCAGGATGCAGATGTGAACGGTGACAACTCCAGCGACGGAGGCGCTGTGCCTGTTGAGGCGCGTGGCTTTCGTATACCTTCCGTAGAAACCAAGCAATATGAAGGCATCGACTTTCTACCACCTAAAGGCGTCCGTGACGAAGCTGCCAAGGGCCTCGAGTGGCGTCGTGAGTACAATAGAGGTGGCACTGCCGTAGGTGTTGCCAGAGCTCGAGACCTGAGCAACGGCCGTGCTATCTCACCAGACACAGCACGTCGCATGAACAGCTACTTTGCACGTCACGAGGTGGACAAACAGGGCGAAGGGTGGTCACCAGGACAAGAGGGCTTCCCGTCTGCCGGTCGCATCGCCTGGGCTCTGTGGGGTGGCGATGCTGGCCAGCGTTGGAGTGCCAAGCTAGTCGAGCAGATGAACGCCGAGGATGATCGTGAGTCTCGTGTTAAGGTCGTCGTGGGGCCAGAGACAAAGGCCTGGCTGCAGCATCCAGATTCGTTTGTTTATGCCAAGCAGTATGACGAAGCCCTCAAGCCTTACGATGATCGCATTGCGAAGTCGTGGTCGAAGGTGGCCATGGAACTGGCGACGTATCTACGAGACACCAAGAGCCTTGGCGCAATAGAAACCAAAGCCGAGGACTTCAGTGTGGATGTCTGGACTGAGAAGTTTCTGCAGGGTACAGAGGAAGACCGCAACGAACTGATCGACCTTGTCATCCGATTAAGTCAAGAGGAAGTCGATGCAGAGCCTGGTGAGTTTGCCAAGGCTCGTGAGGCTGGACAACTGGAGTCGAGCAACAAGATAGTCGAGACCGTGCCAACGCTCAAGGCAGACGTGCAGAAGGTCATCTTTGCGAATCCAACGGCATCGGCTGACGAACTCAGTAAGCTGATATACGACCAGATCTCAAATATCACCAAGTCCAGAGCCAACGCCATCGGTCGCACGACAGCAACAGCGACGACCGGCACGGTGCAGAAATCGGTCTGGGCTGAAATCGGTGGTATCACAAGAACATGGGCAGCCTTGGCAGGGGCTAGGCCAGCACATGCGGGAGCTCATGATACTGCTGAAGATGCAGATGGCATGTTTACAGTTGGTGGCGAACGCACACCATACCCTGCAGGTCCTGGCTTGTCTGCTGCAAATTCTGTGAACTGCCGATGTTTCGCACGAGCTCGCAGGGCGGTGTGAGAAGTTTCAAGGTGAAAGCGCGAGAATGTTCAGGGTCAGCCTTGCAAATTGTGGATAATTACACGCGAACACTATGCAAGTTCGCATCATTACGGGGAACGTAAACAATGAAGATAGAACGCAAATCATTTGATATTGAAACCAAGGCCGAAGGCGACAACGGTGTCATCGAGGCCATTGTATCGGTATTTAATAACGTAGACAGCTATGGCGACCGTGTGAAGTTTGGATTCTTTGACGAGTCCCTACGCACGAAACTGCCCAAAGGCGTATGGGCTCACGACTGGAAAACACCAGTGGCCAAAACTCTCGAGGCTCGGGAGCTGATGCCAGGGGATGCCCTGCTGCCTGAGAAGCTCAAGGACCTTGGTGGCCTGTATATCAAGGGCCAGTTCAACATGAACACCCAGCGAGGCCGTGAGACTTACAGCGACATCAAGGAAGGTATTATAGACGAGTTCTCAATAGGCTACTCCGTAACAGAGGAGGGGTACTCTCCAGACGGAGCCCGTGAACTTGTCAAGGGACGACTCTATGAGTGGTCCCCAGTGCTCTTCGGAGCTAACTCAGAAACTGCTTTAATCAGCGCCAAGGGACTCAATGACGACCTTGCTGACGTCGGAGCCGACGTCGAGCGTGTTGTCACGAGGTTGAACGAACGTGCTGAGATCAGACTTAAGGAAGGGCGAACGTTATCGTCGGCAAACGTAACACGCCTTACCGAACTCATGGACACGCTGGCCTCTGCGGTGCAAAGCATCAAGGGCCTCATCGAGTCCGCACAACCAGTGAACGCAAAGGCAGCTATGGAAATGGAAGCCCTGCGTCAATTAGTAAACAAAAGGAACAAACAATGAACTTGCAACAGATCAACGACACCATCGTTGCGAAGTCTGCCGAGCTTGAAACACTGCTCGCAAAGACAGAGCCGTCGATGGATGAAGTGAAGGCTGCCAAGACTCTCAACGAAGAGATCGACGGCCTGACGGCACAAGCCGAAGAGATCAAGTCGTTCGACGCTATCAAGGCCAAGAACGCGCAGCGCGCTGCTGAAGTTAAGACAGCAGTCAATAAGCTCCCACAAACATCAGACGTCAAGGTCGGTGAGTCATCAGCAAAGGCAAACATGCCAGAAGCTGAATACAAGGCTTACGTGACAGGCCTCTTTGTTGGCGGTCTCCAGAACGAAGCTGCTCGTCAGAAGTACGCTGAAGTTACTGGCATCGATTACAAGACACACACACAAGGCAACGATGCCACAGGCGGCATCTTCGTACCAACGGAGACATCGAGCCTTATCATCAACCTCAAGGACACCTACGGCGCTTTCCGTCGCAACGTCCGTGTAGAACCTATGAGCTCCGAGTCGATCCGCATCTTCCGCACAGGTGATGACGTAACGGCTTACTGGGGTTCTGAGACAGGAACATTGTCATCATCTGACATGTCATTCGATGCAGTAACACTGAACGCTAAGAAGATGTATGCTCTCGCAGTTCTTTCAGAAGAACTCGTGATGAACAGCACACAGAACCTTGGCCTTCGCTTTGCTGAGTCGGTAGCTCGCCAGTTCGCAAAGAAGGAAGACCAAGCTGGTTTCTTGGGTGACGCAACATCTACTTACGGTGGCGTCCTCGGTCTCTATGGTAAGCTGAACAAGGTCCTCACAGACGGTGGTGGAACTTGGACAAACGACACGCACAAGGGCTACCTCGGTTCGGCCCAGGTATGTGCTGGCAACACGTTCGCAGAAGTAACAATGGGCAACCTCATCGCAGGTATGCGCAAGGTTCCAACGTATGCCCTCACAGGTGCGAAGTGGTACTTCAACAAGGTTGCATTTGGTGAGACAGCAGAGCGCCTGGCATACGCACAGGGTGGATCAACAGCAGCAGAACTCGCAGGCTCATTCGGCCAGCGTCTGTTCGGCTATCCTGTTGAGTTTGTCGATGTAATGCCTGGAACAGATGCAAACTCTCAAGTGTTTGCATGGTTCGGTAACCTGTCACAAGCTGCAACGCTTGGCGATCGCATGACGACAGCCATCAAGCAGGATGCAAGCAAGGGCTTTGACACGGACACGATCTATGTCAAGGCAACGCAATACCTCGACATCAAGGTGCACGAGATGGGCAACTACAACGCAACGGCAGCAAGCCGTGAGACAGGTCCTATCGTTGGTTTCGTAACTATTAACTCATAAGGTGACAACATGAACGCACTACAAAACGTCAAGGTTGTCAACGTTACGCCACCGGCGGCTATCGTAGACAACGCATCATTTACAACTAACAGCATCGACACGGCTGGCTACGGCAAGCTCGCAGTTTACTTCAGCCTCGGTGCAACTGACATTGCAATGGCAGCCCTCAAGCTGCAGGAAGCTGATGACGATTCAGCTTACGGAGACATCACAGGTTGCGTCTATGGCGCTTCAGGTGCTCCGTCACTGCCATCAGCAACGGACGACAACAAGGTTTTCGGTTTCTTCGTAAACCTCGCAGGTCGCAAGCGTTATATTGACGTAGTTGCTACGGCTGGCGACGGTTCTACAGGAACCTACGGTTCTTGCATCGCTGTACTTTACAACGGTGAAGGAATAAACAGCGCCACAGAGCGCGGCCTTGCTGCAAACATCATCAAGGACTAAGTGTCTTGACTTCAGGGGCTTCGGCCTCTGAGGTCAGCACACAGGAATCAAGATGGTCACGTTATCCAGTTCAGGTGCAAGGGTAGATTTAGAACTTCGCAAGGGCGCTGCCTTTGCGAGGACGATCACGTATAAGGTCAACGGAGCGACGACAAACATCTCTGGTTACACCTTTGCTGGTCAGATACGAGAGATCGACGGATCACTTGCCGCTTCGCTGACGATTACGACTGTGAACGCTGCTGCTGGCACGTTCTCGATTTCGCTGACGTCAGCAACGACAGCAGGTCTAACGATCGGCAAGGTTTACAACTGGGACCTTGAGGTAACTATCTCTGGAACTACAACAGAGCTGTTGCGTGGTTTGGTTACGGTACTCT